AGTTGGAACTGATGAAATAACTACGATGGAATTAATACAAGCGGTGGCAAAGATAAATGGCGATTATACCTATCAAACAGAGGCTTATGGCTATGCGTAAAGTAAATCACGATTATTTATATCATGCGGAAATAATGTATGAAACAAAAGATGGTTTTGATTACAAAAGTGCAGTCGGGAACACTCTTAAAGACTTACTAAAAGATATAGACATAAGATTAAAACAATTAGCTAAAAGAGACCCTAAACTAATTCAAGCGTTATACAAGCCAAAAGAAGAGTCAATCAATATAACACCTAAGATACTCACTTTAATGCGATTTAAACCCTATTATAGCTCCGAATAGACCCTATTCTAGTTACTACATTTATATAAAATAAGCACTTTCATTAATTTTAAAAGCGTTTTTAAATTTAAACACTTAAAAATTAAGGAGATTATTATGCCTCGTGGTAAAGGAACTTATGGCTCAAAGCGTGGGAGACCACCAAAAAAATCTAAACCAATGAAAAAGAAATCATTCAAATTTGGCAAAAAGCGAAAATAAAACATCGCTAAATGCTGAATTAGTTGGCATTAAGAACTTAAAGATTGCGGGAGCGTGGCGAATAGAATTTGATGTCTATGAGTTTGAGACCGAAGCAGTCAAAGATTTAATGGATATGTTAAACAAACCTGTGGCAATGGGATTAGTTCAATTAGATGAATAAACAAACGTCAAACAAACGCTCTAATCATAAAAAGAATGGAGACTTTGCCAAAGGTAATACGCTAGGCAATAGATGGAAAAAAGGACAATCTGGAAATCCCAATGGTAGGCGTAATGCTTATAGTGATTTAATAAAAGAGTTTAGTTTCCAAGAAGTCAATGGCAAAGAGCGAAGAGAGATAATATTAGGTAAGTTATTTCAACTGGCGGAGCGTGGAGATTTAAGAGCAATACAATTTATAGTTGAACGTATGGAAGGTAAAGCATTAGAGCGACAAGAACGCACAACAAAGAATGAACCAATCCAAGTAATGGTTATCAATGATTAAATGGACACTAGACGAAACAAGAAAAAACATATTGAACGACCCAAGCAGATTCAAAGTTCTAGTATGTGGTCGCAGATGGGGCAAGACAATCTTGTCTCTTATGTATTTATTAAAAGACCCATTCCAAGCAAACGAAAGAAGATGGTTCATTACTCCAACATACAAGATGGGAAAGAATATTGTGTTTCCTACTCTACGCCAAATGTTCTCACAGTTCAATGGAGCGAAGTTAAATGAGACCGAAATGTCAGTTAGATTTGAGAATGGTGCGGAGTTTGCGGTTAAGGGTGCGGATAATGAACACGCATTGCGTGGGGTTGAACTTACTAAAGTAGTAATGGATGAAATGGCATATATCAAACCTCATGTTTGGGAAGAAATTGTATATCCTATGTTAGCAACAACTGAGGGAAGTGTTTTATTTATAGGTACGCCAAGCGGTTATGATATTATGTATGATTTATATTCAAGAGGTCAAAGCGAACCTAATTGGCGTTCATGGCAGTTCAAAACAATCGATGGTGGTTTCGTATCTGCGGATGAAATAGCTAACGCAAAAAAAACAATGGATGCTAGTGTATTTAGACAAGAGTTCGAAGCATCGTTTGAAACAACTGGAAATAGAGCTGCGTGGAACTTTGATAGGAATATCCATGTTAAAAAAGCAAAAGAACTAGCTAGTTATAAATGGTGGGGTTGTGATTTTAATGTAGATTATATGTCAGCTACTTTAGCTTGTCAATATACCGATGGTACAATTCATTATTATGATGAAATAAGATTAAAAAATAGTAATACAGAGGAGATGGCTAGGAAGATGAAAGCTATTGAATCTAATGTGGAAGTGTATCCAGACCCCGCAGGTTCGGCAAGGTCTACAACGTCTAATCGTTCAGACCATCATATCCTAAGAGATTATAACTTTTTGATTCGTGCTAAAAAAGCACATCCAAGCCATGTAGATAGATTAAACGCATTGAATAGAAAACTATTAGATGCAGAGGGTAATGTAACAATGACCATTGACCCTAAGTGCAAATACTTAATAAAAGATTTAGAACAAGTGCAGAGAGATAAAAAGGGGGGCATAGATAAGTCTAACATGGAACTAACTCATTCATTGGATGCTTGTAGCTATGCAATAGCATATAAGTTTCCAGTAATTAGTAAGGCATCCCGAACAATGAAATGGTAAATATATGTTGAATTTTGGCAGAACAGTTAATCAAGTAGTTATCCCCGAACTATCCGAGCAAATCATCTTGGCAACAGTTGCAAAAGCGGAGCAAGAGTACAAAGAAAAAGAGATGGCGGAACGTATGACCGCTATGGATTTCTATTACAATATCAATATGGATAAGCATATTGAACAATACTTTTCAAGTGAGTCATTACAACAAATCCCAACATTTCCACAAAAGGTAGTGCCAAGATTTAGTCGTGCTAGAATGATGCTTTACAAAAGTCCACCAAAGAGAATAATAGGTGGAGAAGAGAATGATGACTATAAAGGCATTGCATATATGTTAGATAGTCAAACCAAATGTTTTAGTGAGTTAGCTTGGCTATTAGGAAGTTGTCATTTTAAATCTAAATATAATGAGCGTAAACAAAGATTAGAATATGAAATATTACCATTTGTAAAAGAATATTATTTGAATGGTGATTCTGAGCCTTATGGATATAGTTATGAGATAGATAAAGGTAATAATAAAAGTAGACAATATGTCTTTTGGTCGGAAGATAGAGATGGTATGCAAGGGATGCACTTTAGGTTTGACCAACAAGGTAAGAGATATGCAGTCAATGGTAACGAAGATATGGTGAACCCTTATGGGATTGTGCCAATATCTAAAGTAGCCTACCCATCATCTAGTTATGATGTGGTACGAAGTGCAATTCAAATTGGTATTGCTATGACAGAGATTGCATTAAGCGTTAGAAGTAGATTAGGACAACCAGTATTTACTGGAATCGATGAAGGTCAATCAGTTATTAAATCGGGTATTGATTCCGCTATAATCTTGCCAGAGGGTGCATCGTTTCAATATGTAAGTCCAAGCGGTGGTATTGGAGAAATGATTGATAGTGTAAAAGCATTTGCTAATCAAACCGCAGAGAATAACCATCTTAGGATTAGATGGGGCGAGTCGGGTGGCAATAGTCCAAGTGGAGAAGCATTACGAATCTTAGAAATAGAAAACCTAGAGTCTAGGGAAAGTGATATACCTTATTTCAAAGAATGGGAGCATAGTCGATTTGAGATAGATAGGATAATATTAGAAAAGCATGGAGTCATGAATTTAAGTGAAGATTTATCTATTGACTTTGGGGAAGTGTCTTATCCTATGAATGTTGAGCAAGAGTTAAAGATGCTTGATTGGAAACTAGCTAATGGCGTTATGAGTAAGCGTGATTTATTATTGTATTTCAACCCCGATATGAGCGATGAAGAATTAGCGATGAAGATGGGAGAGGTACAAGAGGAAAGGACTCAACAAATTCAAGCGGATAGACAAGCAAATCAACCCGCAGTATTTCAATCACTAAGACAAGAGGCTCAAGAGCCACAAGAACAAAATGATAGTCAATAAATTCTTAGATAAAATAGATATATTAAAACTAAAGATAGGACAAGATGCCGACAAGATATTAGAAGCAATAGATATAGATGAATTACTAAAAGACCCAGAGGTTTATCTAAACGCATTAAGTGAGCAATTTATGAAAGACCATGACAAAGAGATAAAGCAAGGATATAAAGAGGGTCAAAAGTTTGCAACTAAGATAATAGAGAAATCATGAGAACCACAATCGACATATCAAAAGCATTTAATCTTAATAAAATAAATTTTGATTTATCAAAAGAGATAAATGAAGCTGCAAAAGCAGTTGTAAAAGACCATGATAAAAGATTGAATTATGGGCAAGGTGTTGATGGGAAGATGATGGCTAAGTTGCAACCATCTACAATAAAGAGTAAGCGTTTAAAAGGATATAGGAAGCCTAGAGTTCCATTATATGCCACTGGAACAATGAAGAATATTAGGATAGATAAGAAGGCTACAAGACTAGACCAAGAAGCTAGATTAACACCGCCTAAAAGCAGAAGTGAAATAGGCGTATATCATCAAGAGGGTAACATTAATCTACCGCAAAGAGAATGGTTTGGCGTTACCGAAAAAGTAGAAAAAGATTTATTGAGAACTATGTCTATTAAGATTGAAAGAATATTAAGAAATGCCTAACGAATTAAAAACAGAAGATGCGTTAGACGAATTAGAAATTATTATCACAAGTGCTATGGCAACCGCAACAACAAAGACAATATTAGATTTGCAACAAACGATTACAAATCTTAGAGCTACTGGAACAAGTACACAAGCTATAAGAGATGTATTATTACAAGACTTAAATGATGGTGGAATTATCTTTGGAACATTTCGCAATGCTATAAAGAATACAACTGGTAATGCGGTGCAAATGATGAGTGAAGCTGCAATTCGTGGTCAATATGGAGATAAAGGAATAAAGACTTTTAAATGGATAACTGCGGGTGGTAACGTTTGCGAAGATTGTGAACCTAGACATGGAGACATAGCAACATGGGAAGAGTGGTCTGCTATTGGAACACCTAGAAGCGGATTTAGTGTATGTAAACAAAATTGTCAATGTCAATTAGTACCATCAACATATAATGATAAAGAAATACAAAGTGTAGTAAGAAGAAGAGAACGCAAAAAAGAATTAGAGGAAAAATTTCGTGCCTAAGAAAAAAGACCCAAGATTAGCTAGAGCGGGAGTGTCCGCATATAATAAGCCAAAGAGGACTCCAAGTCATAAGACTAAATCTCATATTGTTGTTGCTAAAGAGGGTAATAAAATCAAGACTATTAGGTTTGGACAACAAGGCGTAAAGACTAATCAAACAGTTGGTCAAATGAGGGCGTTCAAATCTCGTCATGCAAAAAATATTGCGAAGGGCAAAATGTCAGCTGCCTACTGGGCAAACAAAGTAAAATGGAGTCCAAGCAAAACAAGGTCTAAATCCACTAAATGGAAAAAAGGCTAAAGATTTTTA